TTCGGCAGACAGACATGATTACGTTGGAAGATTTCAGCTGCAGGCATCTTCAGACGGTAAAACATACACAACTGTCAGCAGCAGTAGCACAGATACATCCGGGCAGAGGTTTACTCAACTGAATACAGTGAGTAAAAACTATATATTTTTCCGAGTGAATTTTTATCATCCAGGAGGATTTACGGATCTGATTGATTATCAGACAATACCTGTTCTGCTAGATATAGCTGCATTGTCAAAAGACGACATACTTGATCTCATTACGGATAACGGAAAATGGCAGGGATTTTATAAAGGTCCGGACGGTCATATATATATTTCGTTTGAAGCTGCCAGGGGCGGATTGATGAAGCTGGGGGGTGTAAACAATGGAAACGGAAGACAGGAAATTTATGACAACAGAGGAAATCTAATCGGTCGTCTTGATAATACAGGGCTGACTTTTTATTACAGCTATTCTCAGCAGGGGCAAAACTATTCCTATACGGGAATTACTTTGAATAAAGACGGATTAATATATGTTGAAGGTAGTTATACAGATGAAATTTATATTAATACAGTATATGAATACATTTTGTCATTTAATTCAAGCCAAACAGGAGTAGATGGAGATTTTAAGAATCTTGACGCAGCAAAAGCAACGATAGCAAGCGCAATTTTAAATAACATAACAAAAATGCTGGTAAGCGGTGATGCTACTTTTTCCAAGACGCCTGTTTTTAACAATGGTATAAATGTAGCTCATGGAATTGCAAAGTTTACTGGATGGCAGATGAACGGAAGGTTCATTGAAAGTTATGATGGAAATTTAAAGATACGAGATAAAGATGGAATCCAGAGAATAGACGCAAGAGATCTTCAGATCATGTACGGACTGGATTTATATTTATCAGGAC